ATCCAGGATTTAAGTGATGTTGATATTCCAGTCGCTCTAGATAACGGACAACTCCTAATCTGGAACGGTTCAACTATGAACTGGGAAAACAGTAATACTGTTGAAAATGACTTAACTGTCACTGGCAATATGATCCCATACACACTGAGAGCAAATGCTGATACTAATAATGAATTAAAAATATACACCACTTGGGAAAACTACGGTGTCACTGATTATGATTTAACAACAACTCTAACTACATTTAAAGATTTGGGTAGTAATCAATTAGCAGTGCATCAGTGGAGATCAGAAGCCAATAATGTCTGGTATAGATATGAAGCACTGGATACTGGCGGCGGTGATGATGGCAATCATATTAGTAAACTATCACTACAGGGCGCGGCTGGTGAAATAAGTGCGCCAGGCGGAAGTCTAACATTATTAACTGATAGTGTGATTATATCAAATGAAATAGTTCCCCGAATTTTAAGAGCAAATGGTGATACTAACAACCGCATTGATTTCCAGACAACTTGGGAAAACTTTGGCACCGACATTTATGATACTACTACCAGTCTAACAACATTTAAGGATTTTAGTGTAGATCAAGCAGCAGTGCATCAGTGGCGCACTGAGGGTGGCAGCGCATGGTATAGATTTACAGCGGTAGGACCAGTAGATGATGGTAATCACATCGCTAGACTAACACTGGAAGGCGGTGGTGGTGGTGAAATAAATGCTTCTGCTAGTCCATTGGTGTTATACACCACTGATGCCAGTATGGCACTGTCAGACAATGTTGATTTTACAGCACTTAATAACTTTCAGGTATCAGATGCTGCTAGCATTTACCTAAATGCCAGTGGCACCTTTGAAGTTAATGTTGGTGGTGTTGCTAGAATTAATCCCAGCAATAACTTTGAAGTATACAGTGGCGGCAGTGTGTTATACATGGAAAACGGATCCGGCTCACATATCCGTATGACTCAACAACTTGATATGACAATGCGTGAGCAAAGTGCTAACCAGAGCACAGGTGTAAACATTATCAGACATAATAGTGATGGTGGCAGTGTAGTAAATGACAGCACACAGATTCAATATAACTTAGCAGTAAAAAGTGAAGATGAAACTGTAGATATTATTGTTGGTGGTATGCAAGCCAGTTATAATGATGGTGGAGCGGGCAACCGTTTTGGATTTACTCTAAATGATCTCTCTGGTCAAAATGAAGTTAACAGTGTGTTCATGCATGAAAGTTATACTACAAGTGCGCAACCATTCCAATATCCAAGTTTTAACCAGACTGACATCAATGCTATGAGCCCAAGCAATGGCTGGGTATTGTATAACAGTGATACAAACAAACTCCAAGTATACGCAGCAGGTAGTTGGGTAGACTTACATTAAAACAGGAGACTATACTCATGAGTAATAATGAGGTTAATGACTCAACCCCAGAGGAAACAGGGGAAAAAGGACGAGCAGGAAGACCTGAAAGGGTCTTCACTGAAGAAGAAAAAGAACAGATCCGCAGACTTAGTGAAATATTTGCTAGTCAAGAGGACATTGCATATGTGATGGGCATTAATAGAAGCACACTTCAAAAACACCCTGAACTTATGGCCGAAGGCAAGGCTCGTGGTCGTGTTAAACTACGCAGAGCCCAATATGAGAAAGCATTAGAGGGCAATCCAACAATGCTTATTTGGTTGGGCAAGCAGATGCTTGGTCAGACTGACAACCCTGGAGATGCAGACGATAATCTCATCCTTCCATGGGAGAGTAAATAAAAATAATAACTGAGGGTAACAGTAAATGAAAGACTTAGAAGATCAAGTATCCAGAAATACTAACGACATATCGCAAATTAAACAAAACATTACTACAATTATGACCAACCATTTGTTCCATATTGAAAAAGACATGGACAAAGTTAAGAGCGATACAGAACATTTAAAAGAAAAGGTTAGCGATGTTGATCGCAAGGTTGAAAAGATGGACAATCGCGTCTGGTGGATACTTGGTCTTCTAATTGTTGGTATTATCGTGCCAGCATTCATAAAAGGACTAGGACTATGATTTATAAAATACAACACGGTGACCGTGAGATTAGTGTAATTGCAGGATCATTAGAGACAGCAAAACAATGGGTGCGTTCACACCATGGTGAACCTGTTGCACCTTTGCAACAGCCTGAACCAGAAGAGATTGACGAAGATATCGTCGACGAACCTGAATTAGATATGAGTGAAGATGCCAGTAATCAAGACTGATAAGGGCTATAAATGGGGCCGCAGTGGAAAAGAGTATCCTACTAAGAAGCAGGCTATGGCTCAAGCCAGGGCTGCATATGCACAGGGCTATTCGAAGAAGAAGCGCAAGAAATATTAATATATGGCGTTAAGTATCCCCCAACAATCTATCTTTGATAGTCCAGCACGATTTAGAACTGTAGCAGCAGGCCGCCGCTTTGGTAAAACATACCTATCCATGTATGAGATTGCACGAGTTGCTCGCTTCCCAAATAAAAGGATATTCTATGTTGCACCTACTTATAGACAGGGTAAACAGATTATTTGGGAAGATCTTAAACAGGAACTTGTCAATCGTAAATGGGTTAAGCGTGTTAACGAAAGTGATCTTACACTTACTCTTGTTAATGGTAGCCGTATTAGCGTTCGCAGTGCTGACAATCCTGATAGTATGCGCGGTGTCAGTCTTGATTTTGCTGTGCTTGATGAATGTGCTTTTATGGACAAGTCTGTCTGGACTGAAGTATTGCGTCCAACTCTTTCGGACCGTTTAGGCGGAGCATTGTTCATATCAACACCACAGGGCTTTAATTGGTTTTATGACATGTATATATTTGCACAAAACACCACTGATTGGGAAAGTTTCCAGTATACAACTATCCAAGGTGGCAATGTGCCTGAAAGTGAGATTGAGGCTGCTAAACGAGATCTTGACTTAAAAACATTTAAGCAAGAATATGAAGCAAGTTTTGAGAACGCTGGCAGTATCATCTACTATGCATTTGATATCAAGTCTAATATAGGTAAGTATACTGGCGATATGCCAAAAGTTATACACATGGGTTGTGACTTCAACATCAACCCTATCAGTGCTGTTATAGGCCTGCAACACCGCAACGGCACAATGAATATTATAGATGAAATAGTTATTAAAGACAGCAACACTGATGAACTTGCACAGGAAGTGATCCGCAGATATCCTGGTTATAATATTATTGCGTATCCAGATCCTGCAGGTGCTGCCCGTAAAACAAGTGCAGGTGGTAAAACAGACCACAGCATATTGATGAGTTATGGTATTGAAGTTAAAGCAAAGCGTAGTCATCCGCCTGTTAAAGACCGTATCAACGCTATGAACAAAATGTTTTGTGATGCAAGTGGTGAAAGACGCTTGTTTATTGATCCAAAATGCACTGAAACCATTAAGTGCGTTACAAAACACCAATACAAAGAGGGAACAATGATCCCTGAAAAGGATGGTAATCCAGATTATTCACACCAAAATGACGCCTTTGGTTATATGATTGATTACTTGTATCCAATTAAAAGGCCAACACCTGAGGTGCGTGGGCCAGAAATATTTGCTCATTACTAATTTTGCTAAATAGTATGAAGCATTTTAACCCTACGCCAGTGATCTGATCAATCACACTTTTGGCACACCTATATAGGAATGTAAAAAAATGGACATTAAAAAATTACTGGCTACACACCCAGAGTATGAGAGCCACGCAACGCAAGCAACATACCTGCAAAGAAGTTACTTAGGTGGTAATGTTTACCGTGCTGGTGAATACTTAACACATTATATTGGCGAACAAACAGGCAGTACTGATTTATACAGTAAACGCCTGGCCGCAACTCCACTGGACAATCATGTGCAGACAACGGTAGACATTTACCGTAGTTTCCTATTCCGTGAGTTACCTCACAGACACTTGGGCATACTGATTGACAATCCACTTGTTCATGATTGGTTAACTGACACAGATCAGGAAGGCCAGGGCATGGATAGTTTCCTAAAAAGTGCCAATGACTTGGCTATGATTATGGGAAATATTTGGATTCTAGTGGATAAAGGTTCATATAAAGTCCAAACCCAAGCGGAAGAGATTGCGTTAGGAATCAGGGCGTATGCGTGTGTGTATACACCTCAAAATGTATTGGACTGGGAATATGAGCGTGATATTGCGGGTAAAATGAGACTAACCTATATAAAGGTTAAAGAGAACGAAACACCATATAAAGTTACAATTACAGAGTGGGATGAAACACAATGCGTCCGTTATGTAATTGCAAAGGATGATCAGGGCAATCCTGATACTATTGTTGATACAATACAATATGACAATATGTTGGGTTATGTTCCGTTCATCAACCATGCTCCAATCAAGGGCAGCGTTCGTGGCACAGGCCACAGTTTAGTTGGTGATGTTGCAGATGCACAGAAATTCCTATATAACTTGTATAGTGAATTAGAGCAAAGTATCCGTATTAGCAGCCACCCAACACTGGTTAAAACAGCCAGCACAAGTGCAAACGCAGGTGCAGGTAGCATTATTAATATTCAGGAAGATTTGGATCCTGGCCTACTACCATTCCTATTACAGCCAACAGCCGCGAGTATTAATGGCATGTTGGATACAATTGATAAAGCAATTGAAGGTATCCAGCGCATGACACACACCAGTGCTGTTCAAGCAACCAAAGGTAGCCCAATGAGTGGGGTTGCATTAAGCGTTGAACGCCAATTGCTTAACGCTAAACTAAGTGATCTCAGCGATACACTCAGTGAAACAGAACAAAAGATGTGGGCAATATGGGCAGACTGGCAGGGAATTGAACTACCAGAAGAATTTGAAATTGAATATGCACAAAGTTTTGATGTGCGTGATAACCACAGTGAAATAGAACTATACCGCAAGGCTATAGAACTAGTTCCAACACAAAGATTCCGTCAATACATGCTAGCAGAAGTGGCAGAAATGATGGTGGATGATGCTGAAGAACTACGCGATATTATCGAGGAGATCGATAATCTAGCCGTAGGTCCCACTGATGGGACTCAAGCATAAATATAATACAACAACCTCCGAGGAAAACAGACATGACTGAAAACATGGTTAACAATACTGAAGCACAGGATACTGGGTCAAGTGCAGAGGGTCAAAATCAATCCCAGGAAGCGGTGAAAACATTCACACAGGACGAAGTGAATGAAATCATTGCAAAGCGTATTGCTCAAGTAAACAAGAAATACGCAGACATTGATCCTGACGAATATCGTCAATTGAAAGGTTTGCGTGAGCGTGTGGAAGAGCAAGAGTTAATGGAACGCAAAGACTTTGAGACTCTATTAAAGAAGACCAAAGAAAAAGCAGATAGTGAAGTCACTAGTTTAAGATCTCAACTAGAGAGTATTAAACTTGATGGTGCATTGATTAATGCATCAAGCAAACTGAAGAGTATTGCTCCAGAACAAACTGCTAAACTATTGCGTGACCAATTAGCCCTTGATGCCAATGGCAATGCTGTTGTTAAAGATAAAGACGGACAAATCCGCTACAATGACAACGCAGAACCAATGACTGTTGAACAACTAGTCGACGAGTTTTTAAACAGCAACACATACTTCCGTGCTGCTGGCCCAAGCGGCACAGCGAGCGAGAGCAATAGTAGAATAACAGACAACCAGAAGGTTGATCTTAAAAATTTAGATATGACTCGTGCAGATCATCGTGAAATTTACAAAAAGATGATGAGAACGGGTCAAGCATAACATAAAGGATTGATAATATGTGGAATACAGCATATGACCTAGAGGCACTAATGGTGCCAACAAAAGCCGCAGCAGTTTACACTGCCCAGGAAAATTCACTATACATCACAGGTGGTCTAGTCCCAATGACTCAGATTGCAGGTGGTTCATTCTCAGCACAGATCCCAGTATTCAACGGTGTAACAGCCGAAGAACTAACTTCAGGCGCTCACAATGCTGAAGACTTCACAGCACTAGGCGTAAGTGCAACAAAAGTAACAATCGAAGCAAATATTATAGCAGCGAGAGATGTTATCCGTGATCTAGGTGGTGTAAACCCAGCAGATCTAGGCCGCGTTCTAGGTAACGCAGTTGCAGCAAAGTTTGATGCTAATGTTTCAGCAGTTCTAGCAGACGCTGGCATCACAGGCACACTAACAACTGGTGGTTCAGTTGACACAGACGCACTATTCGACGCAGCAGCAGTTATTCGCGGCAACGGCGAAATGGGTGCTCTAGTAGCAGTTCTATCACCAGCAGCAGCCGCTGGCCTAATGAAGGCAATCGGTAGTGCATCATACGCAGGTTCAGACCTACAGAACTCAGCAATGGCTAACGCTTATGTTGGTTCAGTTGGTGGCATCCGCGTATTCCAATCAGCATACATGACAGCACAAGACGGTTGCGTATTCGGTGCAGACGCTGCTCGTATCGCAATGTTCGCTAATGTTAATGTTGAAGCACAGCGCCGTGCAGCAGCAGTTGGTGCAGATGTTGTAGCAAGTCTACACGCTGGTGTTGGCCTAATCGACGGCAGCCGTGCTGTTCGTCTACTAACAGCCTAATTAAGCACACCGTGAGGGGGTGAAGACACCCCCTCATATACAGGAGTAAAGAAATGACTTTTGCAACTAATGAAACCCTACAGCAGTATGTCACAGATATCTTTGACCATGGTATTGACGATTGGAGTGATGAGATAGCACTTGCTGAATCTGATGTTATTGATCAGGTCCGTATCCGCTATTGGAACAAGTTCCATTCAGCACCAAACTTTGACCAGTCCAAGTTAACTGCGACACAGTGGACAAAAGCAACTGTTTATCGCGCTCTTGCTACATATATTGGTCCAAAACTTTCAACATTCCGTGTGGATGATGTGTTCCTTGAACAGATTAAATTCTACAAAGAGCGTTATGCGGAAGAATTGGATACACAATTTGCGTTGGGAATTGAATACGATACCAATGGTGATAGTACCGTAAGCAACGGTGAAATCACTACTTTCGTTCAGGACAGATTGTATAGATGAGCAAGAGAGAAGAAATAGTTGCCCGCGTTACTGAAGTGTTAAAAGCACAACGCAATGTAAAGTTAGGGCAAGTTAGTAGAGATCCTATCGTTCTAGAAGAATTGGCTCGCACCAGTTTCCCAGCAGTGGTAATTGAGTCAACTAACGAAGAGCGTGTTAGGGCAGCATTTAGCGGACTCAGAGAGTGCGCTATGGAAGTGTCCGTATTGATGTATGTCAACGGAAAGGAGCGAGATCGTCAACGCAACACTGTTGCAGAGGCTGTCGAACAAACCATTGAAAGTGACGAACAGTTAAATACACTGACACGAGACATTTTTTTACAAAGAATTGAAGCAGTAGAACTAGGCGAGGCCAGCCCATACGGAAGTATGAGACTGGTATTTCAAGTAGACTATTGCTACTAAACATTTTATAGGAGTATACAACTATGGCATGTGTAGCAGGTAAATCAGGTGTGCTAAAGGCAGATGCGTCAGCAATCGCACAACTAACATCATACACAATTACAGAAAACGCCGACACCACAGAGTGCAGTCACTTTGATACTGGTGGTTGGAGAGAATTTCGCACAACAATGCGTTCATTTGATGGTTCAGCAGACTTCGTCTGGAACCGTCAGGATGGCGATCTAGTAGTAGGCACAGAATACGCACTAGAAGTCTATCCAGAAGGTGAAGGCACTGGCGTTTGGAAGATTTCAGGAAGTGTTATCGTAACATCAATCGAAATCACTGCTGAAACAGAAGGCAATGTCGAAGGTTCAGTAAGTTTCCAAGGCACAGGCGCACTAGTTCGCGCTGAAACAGTTTAATTTAAGGTAAACATAGATCATGGCCAAAACACCCAAAGGAACCATTCGTGAGTTGCAAACGGAGTTTGGCCATGATTTTTCACGATTCAATCGTGAATTCGTGGATAATTTAAAGAGTGAAACACCAGTAAGGAGCGGAACAGCCCGCCGCGGATGGACTAATAAGTATACTGGCAACATTGGTAAAAGCAGCAAATATCCGCTAGCAAGTAACCGTGTTCCATATATTGGCGTCCTAGAAGAGGGCAGCAGCAGGCAAGCACCACAAGGTATTATTGACCCTGCATTCAACAAAACAAGGAAACCCCAATGAGTTCAGTATTAACAAACGCAACATCACATTTTAAAGATATTCTAGCGCAAAGCATGAAGAGTGTAGAAGTTACAGAGTGGAGCACCACAATCTACTTCAAACCAGCCACAAGTTTTGCCCAGGAACAAAATGTCATCAAACTCCACAGTGAAGGTAAGATGGTTGAAGCACTAGTTGAAACACTAATCAACCGCGCATGTGATGCTGATGGCAAGCGCATTTTCAAGAGTGCAGACAAAGTAACACTTATGAACGAGGTTGACCCAGCAGTTATCCTCAAAGTAGTTAACGCTATGAATGACACAGGTGTTGCTGAAGCTGACCTGGGAAACTAATCAAGGACAAGGAGATTTTCTTCTTGTTCCAGTTAGCAGAACAGTTCCAGATGCCAGTGGTTGAACTTATGCATACCGTAAGTTCAATTGAAATCCGTGCTTGGGCTAAATATTACGAATACAAGGCTGAGTTAGCCAAAAGGAAACAACGCTGATGGCATCATATGATATAGACATTTACGCAAACGACCGCACAGGCCGAACACTTAGCAACATTGAACGCCAATTGGGCGAAATCAATAGCAGAGGCCGCGCAGTTGTAGGAACCCTAGCAGGTTTAGCCACGGGCACCGTTGCCCGTGGTATTATTAATCAATACCGTGCTTATGAACGCTATAACACAGTATTAAGAACATACTTGGGTAGCCAGGAACGAGCAAACAGCGAATTGGATCGTTTGCAGCGCCTTGCAAATAGTCTACCACAAGACTTGGACGATATCACACAAGCATTTACAATCTTTACAAGAACTGGTGTTGATACCAGCAGTAAAGCACTAACAGCGTTCAGTAACATTGCAACAGCAAATGGTAAGAGCCTAACACAACTTGGTGAAGCCGTAGCAGATGCACTAACTGGTGAATTTGAACGCCTAAAAGAATTTGGCATTAAAGTAAGCAAAGAGAACGGCAAGTTTGTTGCTGATATTGGCAACGGACAAAGCATCATTGCCAGTAGTAGTGCTGATCTTGTGCGTCAATTGCAAGCACTGGGTGAAGCGGGTGGTAAGTTTGGTAGTGCAGCCGCAAATAACGCTGATTCATTAAACCAGAGTATCAGTAACCTGCAGGGTGCATTGTTTACAACCAGTGTTACAATTGGTCAAAATTTAGCACCAGCACTAAAACAGGCTGCTGATTTAACTGCCGATTGGTTAAACAGTCACCAAGAATTAGTTGCATCATTAAGTGGTAAACTTGGAAGTGCATTAATTGATTCAATACACCTTATTGGAAATGGCCTAGACATTATTTCAAAAAACATGGAAGTTATTCGTGCTTCACTAATTGCCTTCCTGGGTGTTAAAATATTGGGTGACTTCCAACAAATTGTGCAGCGTGTTACACGAGATACCAAATCATTGTCACAAGTAGGAGAAGCATTTACTGTTTCAGCTAGAGGTATGGGCGTAGCAACAGCAGATTTAGGTGTAAAAGCAGCCGCCACACAATCAATGTGGGTTAAACTTGGAAAGTTATTCAAGGACTTTGTTAGAGAGATACCTATTATAGGTGGCGCACTCAGCAGTTTGGGCGGCATTCTCGCAAGATTAGGACCCATGCTATTGGCGCCATGGCTTGGTATTCCAGTAGCAATTGGTACAGCCGTAGCAAGTGGATTGTATTATTTCCGTGATGCAATGATTGATTTAGGATCAACAAGCGCAAGTGTTGGTGAAATCGTTGCTGCAAGTTGGTGGGGATTAACTGAACTATTCAAAGGTGCTGCACAATGGATGATTGACAGTTTCAATTATGCATTTGATACAATTGCAGGCGGACTTGGTACTGTTTACAATTACTTTGCTGAACGCTTTAGTGGTGTTTTAAGCACTGTTAAAGACATTGTTAACAAAATGATTGGCGTTGTATGGGGCTTCTTCCAGATGATCTGGAATAACCTACGCAATGTTCCAGCATTCTTTGCGCAAGCATTCAGCAGTGCATTGCAAGTTATCGGTGCATTTGCTAGTAGAGCAGGTGCCCAGATTGGCGAGATTTGGGATTATATCACAAGTTTTGGTGAAGATGCTATCCAAAACCGTTTTGAAGGTCTTGGTGGTGTTATTAGTGCTGAAATAGCAAACATCGGTGCAACTGTTGAACCAATTGACTGGAATACTGTAATAGGAACAGATTATATTGGCAGCGCTGCTGATATTGTCACTGAAACAGTTGGAACTATGGTTACAACTATTGGTGGCACTGTTAAAGATGCAACTGCTAACCTAGTTGAAAACTACCGCACACATGTTGCAGAATCACAAGCAGCGGCAGCAGCAACAGCATACTATGACGATGCTATCCTACGCATGTCACGCACACAAGAAGTTGCAACAGCAACAACCGATAGCTTGACTAATGCAACAACCAATGCAGGTAAGGCAGCATTGACAGCAGCACAGGAAATTGCAAAGGGCTTGGCTGAAGAGCAAGCAAGATACAACAACCTAAATGCTGCACTAAATGACACAAGTGCTATCCAAGCACTAAGCAAAGCATACGGTGTAAGTGCTGATCTAATCGCAAGAAAACTGCGTGAAGCAAGAAACAGTATTACTGACTTCTATCAAGAGAATGTTACTATTACTGGTATTATTGGTGATACTTGGAATGAAATGAGCCAGGGCATGGCTCGCGGTATTGCTGAAGGTATTATGGAAGGCAAAGGTGCATTTAACAGTTTTGCAGACTTCCTAAAGGACTTCAGCAAGCGTGTCCTTACACAGATCCTAGAAAAGATGCTGATCCAGCCAATGATCAACCAGATGACCAATCTGTTTAGTGGTGGTGGCGCACCTGTTCCAACACTGGGCGCACAACTTGGTATGGGCGGCGGCGGCGGCTTACTGGGCGGACTATTTGGAGGCGGCGGTGGCGGCTTGTTTGGCGGCATTGGCAACTTCTTCAGCGGACTATGGGGTGGCATCAGCAACTTCTTTGGTGGACTGTTTGGCGGCTTCTTTGCTAATGGTGGTTACTTGCCAGCAGGTAAGGTTGGTATTGCTGGTGAAGCAGGTCCAGAACTTATTTCAGGCCCAGCCAATATTACTCCATTAAATAATGACGCTGGTGGTGCGCTAACTGTTAACTTTAATATCCAGGCTATTGATAGTCAAAGTGGCACAGAGTTTATCCTACAGCATAAACGAGAAATTGAAGGCGTTATCCAGAACGCATATAACCGCCGTGGCAAGGAAGGAATTTATTAATGAGAGATATTTTTACATATCCAAGTAATAGTGCAACCTATTATATTGACCCCAACTATGTAGGTGACAATACCGTTGGTTATAAAAAGCGTATTAACGAACTACTGGCTGGCACTATGTTTACTTGGAATGGCGCAACTCCAAGCGTGACCACTAACAACTTTATGAGAACAACCAGCAAATATGCATTCTACTATGATGAATGGTTTTATCCATATACTGGTAATGGTGGTGCCGTTTCATTTAAGCACTTCGCTGATAAGCCCGCACTAATCGCAATTGCTGGATGGGAAACTGCCGCGGCAGATTTGAATTATTATACACTTAATGATACTGATTGGGATTTAGAAAAGCCTATTCGCCGTTATTATGTAGCAAACCACGGACTTAAAGATGGTGATTATATAACATTACCATACCATTATGAAGGACTATGGCACAGAACAGGTTATGCAAAAGTATGGAATGCTAATGAATTCACATTAACTGTTAGTGATACATTGGATGATCCATGGATATATGGTGATATACTAGGTGGGAATGTTGGAGCATTTGTCACTAGAGAATCAAACGGTGTTCGTGTATGGTATAATTACATACACGGTGTTTCTGATGGAGATCCTATAAAATTAAGTAATAACTTTACAGAAGCACACGATACTGGCACTGCAAATAGTGAAACTACACAATTTTATGCTGCACCAGGTTTTAGCCAATATTCACACAGAGTATATACAGATAGTGGATTAACAATTAATGCTACATTAACTGAAAACTATCATGATCAAAAGACATGGAGTTTTACTAATACTACTGGCGCTGATTTAGAATTTAACCTAGCAGATATGGATGTAAGTGGACTGCCTGGCATTGGTGGATTACAAGCAGAAAACTTTATGGTATGTCGTCTTGTTGCAACTAATCTAATCGGTGGTACATTTAGTTCTAAAGTTGATAGTGCTAGAGCAATTCCATATGGTGGTGCAATAGAATATGATTATGAATTCTGGTTCCAATATATAGCAGGTGCAAAGGTAGACATATATGATGATCGCAACAAAACAAATTACGCTGATTTTATGTTAACTGCTGGTGCTAGTGTTGATATTACTGCATATTTTGTTAACCCTGCTCGCATGGGCACAGGTGGTTATTATAAAAATCTAGAGCAATTTGATTTGACTGGTGGCGAAGTATGGTATCGCAATAATATCAATATTACTGGTATTGGTGACCCAATCATACCGCTATATACTATCCAAAGTGTTAATCTACAAGTGCCAAGTAATGAAGTATTCCAATATCAAAATACGAGCAATGTCACAACATTTGGCGCACGGCTCGGTGATTGGTATGTAGCACCAGGCGAAAACGCTTATAGATCTTGGCCAAGTGGAACACCAACGATGAATTTTACACCAGTTGGCGGTGGTAATAATAGATTAAGTTCTGTAAGTCTAGATCTTAATGCACCGCGTGAGGTTGAAGGTGATATAACCGAAGCAATACTAAGCATCTACGCATTGCCGAATGAGTATGTAGCACCAGCACCTACACCAGCAGAGATTGCAGGTTGGGAAGATATACACAGTGCAAGTTATTCATGGGATAACACAACTGGTTATGAAGGTAGCGGCAAGCGTTGGCCAGATGGTCGTGAAGGTGTATATCCACGCCGTGTGCAAATTAAAGAAAATACTCCAACACTGGTTAACTTTAGCCAGAATGGACGCAAATATGTTCGCAGTGGCGGATATACAAAGTGGACACTGGAAGTTGACTATCCACCGCTAACTTGGGATCAGTTCCGCTATCTACAAGCGGCAGCAAACCTTGCCCGTGGCCAGGCTGCAACATTTGAATTCTACATTGCTGATGTCACTGATTTCAGTAAATATTGGCCATTCGCAAAAACACTTAGCGTTAATAACTTCCCAATAGTCCGTAATTGGATTGATGGACGCCGTGTGTTAGTTGATGGTTATCCAAGCAACTATGTTAATGTAGGCAAGGCTGGACAACTTGTCAATGTGGGCAGTGATCGCAATGGTGAAACAGCAAGTGTGCTTGTAAATGATGTGCAAGCAAACATTTACGGTGAAGCAGTGCTAACAGTTGCTTATGATAACTTTAACTGGCAAACAAGCACAGGTAATCAAATCTGGATGGAACCAACATTCCTAGTAGTAAGTCTAAACAGTGACGATTTCGATTGGAGCGTTGATGAGGCTGGACTATATAGAGTAAATGTAAGTTTTGTATTGGACTTTTATAAATGAGTGATAGAAATATGAGCCCCAGTCTCGTTGCTGAGACTTCAAAAGCAGTAGTTCAGTATTACGAGTTGGTATACATTGGTGTTGGTGATGGGTATTACATCACTAACGCACCCTGGGATATTAACCATGGTGGCAACAACTACATTAGTGCTGGTGCCCTAATGAGTTTTGATGCTGTTCAGGAAAACATTGGTTTTGAGATTACACGATTGAGTATTACTATTGGTGGTATTGCACCTATGCCAGGCGATAGTGATCCGTTCCTAAAGAAAATACTAAGTTTGGATTATATTGACCGTCCAGTAAGTATTGTTCGTGCTTATTACAATCACGACAGTTATATTGACAGCGTGTTAATTTACAGTGGATATATAAACAATGGAACTGCTGGGGTTGGACTACAAACAGGTGCCGCTGTTCGTATTGAAACCAGCAACAACTGGAGCAATTTTAGCCTAGTCAGTGGTAGACTAACTAATGATGCGAAACAACAAAGTTTCTATCCAGGCGATCGTGGATTTGAATACTGTAAACAAGTCCAGAAGCAGGTGGAGTGGAAGGAAGAAGCATGACACAAGACGAATTACTAAAATTAGCAAAATTTATCAGCCGTTATAGCCATCACAACTATCAGTATGGCAAATATGATTGTATGTTATTCCCAGCAGAATGGAATGATGTTAGATCTGGCACTAAAAAGGCTGATGCTATCCGCGACAACTATTACGACAAATTTACTGCTATGAAGTTCTACAAAAACTTTATCAGTGTTGAGGGTTGGCTAAAAGGTGCTGGATATCATGAGATTGAGGTTGATGTAGACAATCCAATAATTGACGGTGACATGGTAGTTAGTGGCATGCCTGAATGGCCACTTGTTTATGTTGCGTTCCAGGGCAACTTGTATTACATGAGTGAAGATGGCTTGTTTGCGTATAACACCAAAGTAGTCAACAAACGCAGTGTTTGGAGGAAGTAAATGCCATTTTTAGCACCCCTTTTATCCAGCACAATTGGTAGTTTCCTAGTTAGACTTGCTATTACATTCGTAATTGGTAAAATACAGCAGAACGCTATGGAAAAGAAAATGAAATCCATGCAACGGCAGCAATCTGCTGTCATGGTTAATAGTGCTGATAACACACAACCTATTCCAGTTGTATACGGACGCACCCGTATTGGCGGCAACCGTGCATTCATTGAAACAACAAATGGTGCTGGTAATGTTAGCAACAGCGATCACTTAAACATAGTATTAGCTATGTGTGAGGGTGAGATTGCGGATATCCGTCAAATATGGTTTGATGATAAGATTGTATGGGATATTACTAACGGCGGCACCATCGATGGGGGTGGTAAACTGGGTGGATTTATTAGTGAATATTCAACAGCATTAAATGATGTGCATACACTATTCCGTTTCCATAATGGTGAGAGTGGACAAACTGCTGATGGTGATTTAATAACAAGTATTGGCAGTGATTGGACTGGCAATCACAGACTGCGTGGTATCACATACCTATCAATTATCCTAAAAGCAAATGCTGAAGTATATAAGGGTGGCTTGCCACTTATTACAGCCGTAGTGCAGGGTAAAAAGATTGCCAATGTTAACAGTCTAACACCTGGACAAACCAGTTATGGAACCTTAATTTGGGGTGCAGATCAGGATCCAGTTGATGTGCTATACGATTACTTGTCAAATAAAATTTACGGCAAGGGCCTGGATCATGATGAGAATGGCAATTATAATGCTGGACTACACATTAACATTGATAGTTTTAAGGCTGCAAAAGCACGCCATGCTGGTTATTACAAGATCAACGGCGTAATTGACACCAGTCAACAGGTATACAACAATGTGGGTGAAATAATTGAGAGTATGAATGGTGTGCTGGTATTCCAGAACGGCGTTTACAGTCTGCAACTAAAGCACAGCACTGAAAGCAGCGTATACACATTTACAAAAGATGTTATCCTAAGTGAAGTAAGTGTAAGTCTCCCACCAAAAGAACAGCGTTATAATCGTATGACTGCTCAATACCGCAATAAGGAAAGTGGCACTGACTACAATGACGATGTGGTTGTGGTTGAAAACGGCACATATCTTGCACTGGACAACAACCAGAAACTTGAGGGGCAGTTGCGCCTAGATTTAGTGGACAGTGAAACTTTAGTAAATACACTGACAACATATGCACTGAACGCAAGTAGATACAATCGCACTGTAAGTTTTACCGCAGCGCACACAACACTAAAAGTGGAATGCGGTAATATTGTGACACTGGTTCATGAAGATTTTGGTTGGGAAGCGGGCAAACTATTCCGTGTAGCACAAATGAATTTGACACCAGAGAACACTATTGAATTTACACTGATTGAATATGTTCCAGGCATAGAAATTATATGAGGAACCCATGTTTGATGATACTAAACTCCGCATCAAAATAATTAAATCAGTAAATTTTAGAATACAACGCAGCGGTGTTGAATATACACTTGATAATGTAGGCTGGATCTGGGCTGTAAAAACGCCACCGCGTAGTCTTCCCAACGACGGTTATAGTGGAATACTATGGAGCACTGAAAATTATGTCGTAGTATTCACCACTGCACGAGACTTAAATGGTTGGTGGCCAGAGACTGCCATGGTATTAACCCATTGGGAAAATGAAAACTGGCGTCCATGTGATCCTCAAAACCCACCAGAGCAGTATCTAAGAAAGATACAACGCCGCGGCGGGCAGGGTAAGCGTGGTCCAGATAGCAAGCCCCGTATACCCCGTGAAAAAGCCAATTATGTCAGAGACAACCGTCCATTAAGTGAGAAAGTTGCACTCGTAAAAGCAGCACATCGTAAAGGTATTACTGGCAGAAGTGCTGTTATGGCTGAAACTGGAATCACCAGTGCAACCTATTATAAAATCATGAAAATACTTGACAGGACGCCTGCTTGATTGTATAAATATATTTGAAGTTGGACGAATAGATTTTTCCTTATAATTTATGGCCATGTTCAACTATCAGTGCTAATGAGTGAATGTTATACCAGATATCTTCGCTAGTTTTTATCCGTATAACACTCCTTTTTCAATATATTAAGCAGAATGCTGCCCACGATCTTAGCACATACATAGACTTGTTTTCATTTTCACAAGTCGGCCCCGGGAGTTTTTCGCCATTCATCCCGGGGCTTTTCTATATCAAAATCGCGGTTTTAAACGCATTTGAGCAGATAATTCTTGACTTTGACTAAGTAATAGTATAAAGTAAAAGCGTGACAGATGGTTACGCTACAAAGGAAAAAGACAATGACATATACACAATTCAAAAAAATAATGATAGAGATTAAATCAGGTTCAGATAATATCTGTATTGGTAAACTTGGTTTTCATAGCAATGATGATGCTAAAATTCGTATGGGATTACTTTTGGATCTTGTTCCGGAAGAATACTGCACAAGACTATTGAAAGAGGAGACAACAGAATGAATATCTTCAAGATTAAAGAACATGCTATGGATCCGCAAACCACACGCAGTGGTAAAATTAAAACGGATAGCAATGGCGAACCACTACGCAGTGTGCAACTATTACAAAGTCCAGAACAACGCCGCGAGATGGCTAAAATCCTAAACAACATGCCACGCATTTATGATGAATGCCCAGAACTATTCCCCACAGGTAAGCATCACATTGGCAATGATCCCACAAGTTATACTGTTGCTGATATGATGGCTGACTGCAAAACCCGTATGCCACGCTGGAGCAGTGCAATGAGTGGTGCCCACATTTACCGCAGTTTTGTTGAACGCCACAACTGGTGCTTGGATCGACTGATTGAGGGCTTGTATGCTGCTGGATTGGAAGACGAGATTATGAATGTTGAGCGTGACTACCGCATTAAACTACGCCTACCAAAGCATGAAGAAATCAGCCGCGCTCTTAAAAAGAGTGATATCTTTGATCTATACAGTGAATAAAATCTTGACAAAGTATACACATATGTTATAAGTAAATAGTGAGCAGGAAGGTTGACCTTTAACCTAGATTTCACCTAGTATGATCCGCACTAGGCTGCACAAGCGGATCACACACTGAACTGAAATCCAGTGTCTAAACAAAACTAGAGGTTCCAAAATGAAGATAAGTGTTGATAGTCGTAGATGTGGTGCTGGCAAGACTGCTGGCATTGGTGGTATTTTTGACCGTATCCAATTACACACACAACGAAATGAGAGCGTGTTGGTAACTGTTCCCAGCATTAAACTAATTGAACAGTATTATAAACAATTCCCTGATGCCACTGTTATTACAAGTGAGACAGTGGACAATGTTCAAGCACACCTGCATAACGCATTTAACAATGGTGCTGAACTAATCATTATTACACATAAAGCATTCCTTGAAAGCCAGATCCTAAGTGGAACACGCGGCTTGTATAACTTGATTATTGACGAGGCTTTTGACCCCTGGCGTAGCCAAACATATGAGCAATCAGCACTTGACATTAACTTTGACTGGAATGTCTTGCTTGCGGCAACTCCAGTAAATGATATTGAGGGCTGGAACACGCTGCATTTGAAACACAATATCCGCACTAATACTATTAGCAATAGCAGCAACTTTGTTCGTGATATCTACAACACTAACTGGCGTATGTATATTAAGACTGAGCAATACGAAAGTTGGACTATGGATGGCACTCGTCGTGTTGAGTTTGTGCAGGAACTAGATCCAGGTATACTGAGTGGCTGGTGCAGTGTGCATGTTGCAGCCGCAGCATTTGAAAAGACATTCATGTATTGGTGGGTGCTGAAGCATGGCATTCATATCAAAGTCACTAAGCCATTTGAACCTCACACCACACAGATCACTATTCATTATCCAGAAGATGGACATGGCGGCACTACTTGGAGCAAATACAAGACACTGAATCAACCAGAGATCAAACAAACATTTCGTGATTATGTAAATGCTGTTGGTGCTCCACTACTGCGTCTAAAAAATAACAATGATTTTACTGTAATGAATAACAGCGAAGTTATCGGTCATAATGCAGCAGGTATCAATGGCAAAAGCCATTATGAGCATGTTGTTATGGAAAGCACACTTAATCCAACACCACTTATGGGTGAATGGCTTAAAATGCAAGCCAGCAATTACTTGCCAAGCACAACTCGAGCAGATGTTGCACTATTTGAAGCCCGCACTGGTTATATCTTTTATCAAGTAGGTATGCGTTGCAGCCTGCGTGATGAGCGGCCAGCCCACTTCTATGTAATTGATAATAGAGCAGTTATTGCCCTAACTTATTACTTTGATAATGTTAAAATGGCAGATATCCACTACAAGTCAGATAGAGGACCTGCCCCACTAACAGGAGCAGAAAAATCAAGGGCAAACAGAGCACTTAAAAAGAACCCAGAGAAGTATAAAGGGATGAAATACAGGGATATCTTAGATGACCTGCTACGCAAGTCATGACATTTCACAAATGCAAGCATTTGTTCATGTCATATTTTAGAAATACAAGAGTAACTAAGACCTAATAAGACTCTATAGAAAATAGTTACTCTTTCCAAAAGAAACACCAAGGGGGCGCGATATGCACTTGACAACTGAATGCAATGCACTATACTTAAAATATACACTGAAAAAGGAGCGAATGAAATGAAAGATCTACCACTAGTAATGCAGCAAACATGTGAAGACATTATGCGAACCTATAAAGTAGATGCAGATTGTGCAGCAAAAATATTTGACCAAAAAATGCTAGGGAAATGTGAATGTTGTGGTAAAAAAGACATACCTGCAAACAAAATGCATATTGATCATAACCACAAAACAGGACTTGTTAGAGGTGTTGTTTGTGCTAGTTGCAATGTTACATTTGGAAGAATGGAAAGTGATGCTTTTAAAAGGATAAAGCACAAGCATAGACTATATCAGCCATATCATTGGGATTGGATAGTGTTCCGCGGATACCCAAAAACATGACTATATATAGTATAGAAAAACTGCAAAAACAGCGTTTAAGGGCATTCTTTTGCAATTCTAGACATATGAAATCCGTTAAGGTATACCACACTACATGAAAGGTAGCAAAATGGATAAAGACAGCCGTGCATACCGAATAGGATACACTATAGGTAGACAGTTAGTGGCAGCAGTATTAGCGGCTGCACTAGTGTTCATCCCATATCTAATCTACATCAAATACTTCTAATAAATAACTATACAACGAAAAGGAAACCCCCCAAAATGAAATATCACAACATTAAAGAAGCAGCAGAATGGTTTTATGACCGCATCTTTAGTCAGCCCACAGAAGGCCTAAAGAAACAAGTGTTAATCACTTACTATGAAGAAGGCGGTAACTTCCATGTGGAAACTGTTACACGCAACTATTATGGCGTAAATGATTATCAGGACAGTGTAAGTCACGAGGTATTCTGATGATTGACCCACAAATGAGCAGTGACCACCGCTGGCGTTCCTTCCAAAATTGGTGGAATAAAAATCACCACAGGCGCAAGGGACATGACTGGCTTTGCGCACATGCACGGCGTATCGCTTATGCATACTTCTTCCCACCAGAACTGTTTGATGATATTCAATACATTACAAAGCGTTATTATAACAGTGAATACAAGCGGCTAAGTCATATTAATGCTTGGATGCTTTGGAAGTTCGTGCATCCACTACACAATCGCCGTGTAAAAGCAATTGAAGCAGCGGCAGATCGTTACGAGGAAAAGCGTCAAAAACTCAAAGAACTAAAAGACAGCCAGCCAGAGAAAACTGATAAACCAGCAGAACCAGTCAAAAAGACTGTAATCGTAGAAAGGAAAGTAAAGCGTGTTCTTAACCGTCCAACCTCAACATAACTTCATAAAAGCAGCAAATGAATTGCTGGATATACTTAACAATGGTGGCTATGATCCCTTAACATATCGTTATGGATTAGACCCACGCAGACGGAGTATTCGTGTAGAACTTAACGATCCCAATCATATACTCACTATAGTGCAATTTAACGATCTGTATGTGTGGGCTCAAAAATACACATAACTGTAACATTCTGTAATCTTTTGTTACTAAGAAAAGTGAAAAAAACTTCAAAAAACTCTTGCTCTTTGGGTCAACACACACTATATTATAAGAGTAAGCAGAGAGGCTTACTTAACAACACAGAAAGAGAGAAATAGAAATGTTTAAAACTGTAGCGCAAAACATGCTTATAAAATCCGTTGTAAACGCACACATCAAATACCTTGAGAACACTGTTCTCCCGCGTATGGAAGAACTTGGATACGCAGGGTTTAATAAAGTGGTTGATAAAGACGGCAATGAACGCACTCCGATTTTGAAAGTCCTCTATGAAGCATATATGACTCACGGGCGCAGAATTCCGCAGCACAAACTAGACTACATTATTCATTCTCACTGCTGCAAAGATGACGCAGTAGACGCTGCTTAACACATACTACCCTAACATTTACAGTACTGGCCCAGCGATTGCTGGGCTTTTTTTGTATCAGACTGTAACATTCTGTAATCTTTTGTTACTAAGAAACTTCAAAATAACTCTTGCTCTTTGGTTCAACACACACTATATTATAAGAGTAAGCAGAGAGGCTTACATTAACACAGAAAGAGATGAAAATGAGACTTACTATTGAAACTGCAACTGACTACGCAATGACACTGAAGCCTGCTGAAGCGTTTGACATTGAATTGCCCGCTGGCACTAAAATGCGTATTATTAAACACACTGACTGGGTTGTAATTGACCTCAACAATTATGCTGTTACACAGTGTATGAATGCTAAAGAACTTAGCAAAGCAATTGAAACTGTATACACACTGGACTTTCACAAGAGTCTAGCAGCGTAATACACACTGTCCTAACATTTACAATACTGGCCCAGCATTGCTGGGCTTTTTTTGTAACAAACTGTAACATTTTGTTACTAAGAAAAGTGAAAAAAAGTAGTAATATGTCTTGATTTTCTTAGTAACACACACTATATTATAAAGGTAAGCGCGGTGCTTACAGCAACACAGAAACGGAGACACAGATGACCAAACGCAACGCAATCAAAGAACTAGTTAACAGCAACGACACTGTGCGTATGAAAAAAGCAATGGATGCTTGGAATGAAACATTAGATAGCATTGTTGCTGCCAACACTGACATTCATACCCGCACCACGCTTAATGACTACGGTTTCTATAACATGGCTAACAAACTCAAGCGTGAAGGCAACATTGCGCTATACAACGAGTTTACTAGCATTCATGAACTTTACATGAGTGTCTACTACTCATGGATGGAAGCAGAAACTGGCGTTAAAATGCGTTAAAACTTCAAAATAACTCTTGACAAGATGATTTTGTTGTAATATAAATAAAAATATAATAGAGTTTCTCATACTTTATTCATCTCCATAATAACTTGGGACTGGGCCTAAAAATCCAGTCCCTTTTTTCTTGACATCTCTGAACTATATATTATTATGGAAGTATGGCACAGAGTGCCGTACCCCAGAAATGACACAGAGTGTTGTTTTAAAACATTAAACAAAATATTAGCATATTATGTAATGGACGGAGCCAACCACTCCGTCCATTTTTCTTGCTTAAATACACTGTATGATCGCTCAGGTGGGGGTTCCTGTGCTGAGCATACTGGGCCAGCACCTCCTTGGGCTGGCCCTCCTTTTGCTAAATATAAACACAAGGAGATCATGATCATGACAAACGAAAATACCCCATTAGAAAAAGAGATCGCATATCTCGTAAAAGCAACTGGCAACTTGGTAACAGTATTAACACTCTGGTTTATCATTACACAAGTTTACGCTGGATTGGACTTTATAATGCAAAGTTTATTTGGAGTATAGTATATGGCCATATACAATATAACAGTTAACAGGAATGCGGATTTTACCAGAAGTTTCCAGGTTAAAATTGACGGTGTTCCTGTTGACATCGGCGGGTATCAGTTTGATGCCAGCCTTAAAGAGAATATTCACGAACCTGCTGGCGTAGCATTCACCACTGTAATTGCAAGTGCAGTTGATGGATTGTTTAACATCAGTTTGAGTGACACTACAACAGCCAGCATGAAGAGCGGAACATGGGTATACGATATCCTAATGACTGACACTGCTGGATTTAAAACACGCCTACTAGAGGGTCAGGCATTTGTTAAGGGTGGGGTAACACTATGACAGTTTATACTACAGTCCCACAGGATGACAGCAATCTAGAAATCACTGTAATTGAAAGTGATGATCTAGTAACACTGGATCTAAACAGTGCCAGTTTCAACCTTATTGGTGCCGTTAACAGTGTTAATGGACTACAGGGCGATGTTACACTGGAACTGGGCTTACCTGAAGCCGCAGTTCAAACACTTATTGACGACAGTATTGCCAGTATTGACTATCCAGTTGATACGGTTAATGGGCAAACTGGTGATGTAGTACTAACCACAACTGAAGTAGCCGAAGGAGTAAACCAGTATTATACTGATGAACGAGTGGACACATACTTAACAGGTGGTGAAGTAACCAGCATTAACTTTGGTGGTGCGACAAGTCTATCATGGAATAGTGATGAAGGCACACTGGAGTTTCCAGTCAACGCTGATGTAACACTGCAAGTTGGACAAGAGAATCTTATCCATGTTAAGAATCTGAGTGGAAGTACATTAAACAATGGTGCTGTTGTTCGTGTAACCGGTGCAAGTGGAAGCAAACTAACAATTGACTTGGCAAACAATACCAGTGATAGTGTCAGTGCAGATACAATTGCAGTCATGACACAATCATTGGGCAACAATGCTGTTGGTTATGCAACAACTGAAGGTTTGGTGCGTGGACTCAATACAAGTAGTTATACTGAAGGTGCAGTGTTATGGTTGGATGGTGCAGGTGTGTTTACACAGAGTAAACCACTAACACCACTACACTTGGTACAAGTTGGTTATGTTGTCCGCAGTCATCCTACTCAAGGCAGTATTTTTGTTTGCATTAAAAATGGCTGGGAACTAGATGAACTTCATGATGTGCT